CTACGTTCTATAAAAAAATACAAACGCGAATATAAACAATCGATTCGAGAGATACGAAAAACCCGCAGGAATATACTACGATGTATAAAAAATATGATATAACAGCACACCTATTTCTTTCCAACCCACGCAACAAATCCCGTCGAACGTGAGAGATCGAATGAACTTTCAAGATGATCTCTCGCAATGGAACAAACACGCTGCTCTAATAGGGATAACGACGCCAAATACTTGGTCTGAAGTTGCTCCGTTGCTTCGTCGGTTTCTGCGAAACTCGACTCCACACTTCGCGCTGACGCCGCTAGATTGCCAACGCAACACGGGGGGTCATTATGAGGCGGAGTGCCAGATGAATCCGCCGAGGAACCCTCCTTCTCACTATTCCCCGAGGAACCCTTCTCGCCATTTGCCGTCAATTTTAACCTACGGTCGATATTTACGGCGGTGCCATCCCCCCCCTCACCCCTCACCGTCAATTTTAACCTACGGTCGATATTTACGGCGGACTTGCTTACTACTTCCCCCGAGGAACCCCCCGTCAATTTTAACCTACGGTCGATATTTACGGCGGACTTGCTTACTACTTCCCCCGAGGAACCGTCGTTGGGGGACGGACCCCCCACCCGTAGTTTAGGAGGCATATAATCAATTCACGGACTCGCTAATAATAACAACAACCCAATATTTAATATCTCTTTTTCAATTTTACATCGACGTGAAAAAGGAATACTAAAAAAATTGAAATCGTTTTTCAGGTGATCCAAATATCATGACTACGTATCAAACAAAGCTGAAGAAATGGACACCAACACCAATACCACCACCACCAACGGAATCAAGACGTATCGCCACGAATTCAGTAAAGAATTCATGGCCAACTTATCATGCTTTTCAAAAGTTCATCAATATGACGATCGTCACACCTACAAAAGCGAATGGACAAAATGGACACAGCAGGACGAGATCGCACAAGCAATCGACATCGAAAAACGCCGCCTCCAAGAAAACGGCTACGTAGGCGACATCGATGATAAGATGTTCAAAGCCGGAAGGTACTATTTCAAAAAAAAGACAACGACCACGACCACGACCACGACCACGACCACGACCACCCCCCGTGCGGCGGCGGCGGCGGCAGCGGCCACAGAACCACAGGAAGACGAAGAAGAAGACAAGCATGCGGACGACGACATCATCAACGACGTGAAGTCGTCACATCAACAACGCCGCCCATACATCACGATGTCCAAGGACTCGATTCGTTTGATGGATGAACACATCATGCGCACACACAGCTCTGCGACCACCGCCGCCGGCGTATTCAAACCGTCGTTATGCTACGACAGCTTTTACCAGACCCAAATGGCATCGCCAGAGATGACAAAAGAAATCGAAACCATCATCGAAAAATACGAAAAGAACAACTCATCCGCAACAGCAACCAAACAAATATCGCCCGATGACCTCACAAACGAAATCATCGACAAAATCAAGAAAACATACAAGAACCGCTACTACAAGTTTGCGTCAAAACAAAACGCATAATCACACACATACACACACTCGTCGCGCACAATACCACAAATAATTTTTATTCCGTGAATACAAGAGTAATCATAATATAATAAAATGGCAAATATCAAAGAATACAACTCCAAACTTATCAATCAAGGTTCATATGGGTGTATATATTACCCGTCATTGCCATTTAAATTACAAAAAAAACATCCGCCACACACCACGGATGAGAGAAAAAGATACGTATCCAAACTCCAGAAACACAACTTTCATTCTGAATTCGAAGATTATATCGGCAAAAAAATACAAGATATACCCTCATTTGACATTTTTTTCGTGCCAGTTTTAAGCACATACAAGATAGATTTAGCTACGATAAAACAATCCTATGTAACTGATTGTGACGCAATAAGCAAATATGTAAGACGGAACACACACCAAGAACGCAATAGCAAAAATAGCAATCTAACATCAAACGACTATCAAACATTGAACAAAAAGTTCATTATGCAAAAAATGAAATATATCAATGGAACCAATTTACGCGATCATTTATTACAGGTCGTAACAAAACATCGTAGAAGCTACCGCAAACACGACCGCGACGAGAGCGGAAGTAGCGGAAGCGGCAGCAGCAGCGGAAGCGACCACGACAGCGACCACGACAGCGACCACGACCACAACAGCGACCACGACGACATGACCCACGTATCAAAAACACTTCGAAAAGATGAACGACAAATAAGAAAATACCGATCAGAATTCAAACAAGATGAAACGGTGAGTTCATACAACCTAATGTCGATTGCGTTCGACCTTTACGAGAGAATTATGGACAGTATTCAACTCCTCATCAAATTCAAAATAGTCCATTATGACCTGAAAGAAAACAACATACTCATTGAAAAGATACCGTATATTATCGATTTTGGACTATCGATTGATATCGACCGCCTTCTTCATAATAAATGGAGTGACAAAACAGAAGACAAATCAAAAACCACTAAGTCGTCGCCGTCACCAACAATCGATTCGGAAGTATTATACAGTCCCGACTCTTCAAAAATACTAAAAGATAATTATCTCTGGAAACAACATTTCTATATTCACGCGCCAGACTATTTCTTATGGCCGATTGAAGTACATCTAATGACATATCTAATCAACGAACATAGCACACTTACAGATGAAAGCCTTCGTAAGATTTGCTATGAGTACGTCGCAAATAACCGCGCCATCGAATACATGTCGAGAGAATTCAAGAAGAAGATGTTCGAAATATCGGTCGCAACATTCTCGCGATTTATTAACCAACCGAGAGAAAAGGTCCTAAACGAACTCGTCAAATACTGGGACAAATGGGACATGTACGCAATCAATATTATGTTTCTGAAAATAATGTATGAGTTAATCTTTCATAGAGAGGTGATTGCTACAGACACCGAATCAGAACCAGAACCAGAACCAGAACGGTCAGGATCTTCCCACAATGAAGAACGTCAACAAAAACTAGACCCGCATTATTCATCCGATACTAAAATAGAGTTCAAAAGTAAGTACAAAGTAAAACCGAAACAAAAGTATAGTAGTTATAAAATAATGAATACGATACAGGTAATGTTGCGCAATATTCATCCGAACCCAGATAAGCGAATGACGCCGCAAGAAACGAAGGCATTTTTCGTGTCTATTTTTTACGAATGCTGATTCCATTCCATTCCATTCCATTCCATTTCATTTCATTTCATTACATTCGAGTAATGTGATGAAAACAAATTTATACTATACTATCCGCACTTTAAGCGACAGGAGTAGCGTTCTCGGCGAAGTGGGCCATACCTTCCTTGCCTCCACCGACACCGCTTCCACCGTTCTGCGACTTCTGCTGCTTACGCATCTTTCCGCCATTCTGGTCTTGGTTCTGGTTCTGGTTCTGATTCTGATTCTGGTCTTGGTTCTTGTTCTTGTTCTGGTTCTGGTTCTGGTTCTGGTTCTGGTTCTGGTTCTGGTTCTGATTCTGGTAATTACGCCTAGAACGGGACTTGCCATGAGACTTCTTTCTATAGGTCTTCTTGGCGATCTTCAAGACCTGCTTAAAAGACTTATTACGATGACCCCTCATAGTAGCCTTAACATGGGCCAACCAAGAGTTCTTTTTACGACCACCGGACTGAGGAGCATCATGAGCCGGAGGAGCACTAACAGGAGAATCCATAGCAGCAACAGAAGACATTTAAAATTGAACGAAATAAAGCTTATATACTCGTTATACTATATATCAATATAAAATTATTCAGAAATGGAATACGACAAAAAATTCATCGATACATGCGAAGAACTATACGCGAAAATCAAACAAAATAAGCCGTTGAAAGAATGTCTAAATACCGCCGCTACCACCGCTACCACCGCTACCACCGACGTCATATGGTTCGTCTATTACATGTTCTTCGCTATCCACAACCCCAAAATGGAGGATTACATACAAAAAAAAACGAGCACATCACTTGCCGATATCATAAAGAATATGATAAAACGCCGGAATTACACCTCCACTATCGTATTTCGGTTATATACACACGCTTACACAAACAATGGAAATGTGACGCATATTTATCCCAAATACAAGGACTGCGCCGACGGACTTATCAAATCACACCAATTCAATCACCTAAAAACAACCGCAGTTCATATTCGACGAGCATTCGCCGCCACCGCCGCCGTCCCCTCCGTCGCCGCCGTCCCCGTCCGCGCCTTTCTAGCCCACCTCATTACTACCGCCCCAACCACTCCCGCGTCATCCAACGCCACCGCAGTGATAAACAAAATCAACAATCACATTCATTATAATCGCAAAGACATCATCATTCTCGCTCTCGCGTGTTATATGAAGATAGACGAAGCCGACATCAATACAAAAAACATATTCATCGCAGCCACACCGGAAGAACTCAGCGCATCAGCGCACACCGCCACCGCCACCGCCACCGCCTCCACCGCGCTTGAAATACCATCAACGACAACGACAACGCCCTATGACGAAAAATACAAATATTTATATACATAAAATTGAATTAAAATCGACGATTAATACACACGCACACACACCCCGATACTCAAATGGTCCGAAATGAAGGAGGAGGCAATAAGATGAAACATCTTGCGCGCAAGCATGTAAATGGTTCATCACAAGCGGCCAATAAATTTCTGCGCGTGTCGCAGTGTAAAGAAGAATTATACGCGTATATACTACGGATTCTTGGCAACTCGATGTGTCTGGTGAAATGCTTCGACGGCTACGAGAGATTATGCCACATTCGCGGAAAATTCACAGGACGGTCCAAACGCGAAAATGCGTTATCACAAGGCACGTGGGTTCTCGTGGGATTACGTCAGTGGGACGCAGATAAAGAGTTCGCAAGCAAGGCGTCTAAAACCGGAAAAAGTATTCAGAAATGCGACCTTCTCGAAATATATTCATCAGCAGAACGCGAAAAGCTGCGCGTACAGGAAAAGATCTTCCAAGACGTCATTACCGAATCCAACAATAGCGACAACAACAGCGCCAGCGATGATGAGTTCAAGACAAATAACACAGTTGAATTCAAAGACCAGAAGACGCTGGAATACCAAGAAATTGTAGAACAAGGCGGAAAGTTGTCAAAACTGAAAACAACGAGTTATCAAACATTATATGATGACATAAGCGACAGCGACGACGACGACAGCGACCGAGACGACCGCGACGACGACAAGACCGCATCCACCACTGCCGCCGCCACCGCCGCACCACAGCCGACATCGGCGGCATTCGTGGTATCGACAAGCAAACAACGGTCATCGACGGCATCGTCGTCATATCTTGAAGAAGTGAATATTGATGACATTTAATCCTCATATAATAAAACCGAAAACCCTATAAAATCATGAAACATGGTAATAATGGGAGGGAAATAAATGACATCGATAGAAAGAAGGTTTGTATATTCGATAAATGGACTACCGGCGCTCGCCGCCCCCGCGGGTCGTATATATTCCGACAATCCGCGAACGAGGTCGTTCGTATTATATTGAAAGTCAATCTGATACAATAATAAAGACTGAAAATTATAATATTTTTTATCAACCTTTTGATGAGACTGTACCACACTAAATATTTCATTTTGCGTAATCTGGTTGGCACACTTCAAAGAATACATCGTATTTGGAATGATACGTTCGACGCATTTCTTATCACGGTCTAAATAGAAAACCTCAAAACCAACATGAGTAATATCAGACTTCAAAAATAATCGATATTCATCCGTCATAATTCTAGTTTCATATTCGGTAATCCATTTTGTATCAAGG